GGAAACCACCCCGCTCACGGCTGGGGTTCTGGTAGTGCTGCAGGCGGTACGAGTTATTTTAATAGCGTAAATACAGTCGCTGGTTACGGCGGCAACGGCCAAACTGGAGGAGGCGGTGTAGGTTCATTTGTAGTAAATGGTGCAAACGGTGGAAACTTTACCAGCAGCTCCTATACTCAATATTGTGGTCAATATTGTTACGATGAGTATGGGTATGACTGCGAAGATACCTATGCGACCGTCACAACTGGGCTAGGAGGTGCTGGAGGTAAAGCGGGAAACACTTTCGGCACGCGCGGCAATGGCGGCAATGGTGGTACTAGTTCTAGCGGTGGCTGTCAGGGAGGGAGTGGAACATATGGTCAGTCTGCGCCTTCCGGCTACCAAGGTTATCCGGAGTACGAAGGCACCGCCCGAAGTCCAGGTGGTGGAGGTGGAGGAGAAGCATATCAGTCATATGCTCAGGGAATTCCGCCTGGAGGCCATGGAGCTAGAGGAGAAGTGATCTTACAATGGTAAACAGATAATAAAAAAAGAAAAGGAAATATATGATAACTTACGAATGGTATTTTAGCGATTTAATGGTTAAGCCATCTGAAAATGGATTGACTGATGTTTTAAGTTAAAGTACTATGTCACAACGATTAATGATTGGTACAAATTATAAACCTGGAAGTCAGACTTTTACTACTGTCGGGTCTCATTATTTTCATGTTCCTCCGGATGTTTTTTTAATTACTGCGTATTGTTGGGGAGGCGGCGCGCAAGGCCACCCAGCTAACGGTTCGGGCGCAATGCGTGGCGGTGGCGGAGGAGGTTTTGGATACGGTTTAGTAGCTGTTGTTCCTGGTACTGCATATCTTGTAGTTGTTGGAGGGGGCGGAAACCACCCCGCTCCCGGCTGGAGTTCTGGTAGTGATGCAGGTGGTACGAGTTATTTTATAGGCAGTCATATAGTAGCGGGTAACGGTGGGGGCCAACATGGGTACCGCTATGAAGGAGGAGGCGGTGTAGGTTTACTTGTAATAAATGGTGCAAACGGTGGAAACTTTACCAACAGCTCCTATACTCAATATTGTGGTACAGCGTGCTGCGATGAGTATGGTTGGGAATACGATACCTATGCGACCGTCACAAATTGGCTAGGAGGTGCTGGAGGTAAAGCGGGAAACACTCCATCATCTGGCCCACGCGGCAATGGCGGCAATGGTGGTACTAGTTATAGCGGTGGCTGTTATGGAGGGAGTGGTGGTAGTCCTGCGACGCAGCCCTTAAGCTACCAACCGGAGTACGAAGGCACCTCCCGAAGTCCAGGTGGTGGAGGTGGAGGAGAAGCGTATAACCAGTGGGGCTGGAATGGAGGCGCTGGAGCTAGAGGAGAAGTGACGTTAAATTGGTAAACAGATAATAAAAAAAGAAAAGGAAATATATAAATAACTTAACAGTAAATTTATCTCTGCTTCTTTAACCTTGTTTACGCTGCCGCTGCTGGAGCAACAGGTTGGGTTATTAGCTAAAAAGTCAAAGGAAAATTAAAATGGCGAATTTAACAGATTTTATAAATAATCCTGCAGTAGTCACACAAAACGCAAAAACGGCAACATATACATTAATAGCCACTGATGCAGGCAAGCATATTAGTATTACAACTGGAGGCATAATAGTTCCTGCTGGTGTATTCAGTATCGGGAATGCAGTTACTATTTTTAACAACTCGGCTACAAGTCAACTAATCAATCAAGCTGCTGGTGTAACAATGTATCTGGCTGGCAATGCCAATTTTACTGGAAATAGAACTCTGGCAGGAAGAGGACTGGCTACTATTTTGTGTGTCGCATCAAACACCTTTGTAATTGGCGGAAATGGTTTAGGTTAAAGTACTATGTCAATGCAACGGTTCATGATTGGTACAAATTATAAATCTGGAAGTCAGATTTTTACTACTGTCGGGTTTTCTACTTTTACTGTTCCTCCGGATGTTTTTTTAGTTAATGCGTATTGTTGGGGAGGCGGCGCGGCTGGTGCTACGGCCAATGGGCAAAGTTGGGGTGGTGGAGGAGGAGGTTTTGGATACCGTTTAGCAGCTGTTGTTCCTGGTACTACATATTCTGTATTTGTTGGAGCGGGTGGAGCTAATAATGGTGCTGCAGGTGGTACGAGTTATTTTAATAGCGTAGGCGTGGTCGCTGGTCACGGCGGTGGTGCCGGCACCAACTTTACTGGAGGACACGGTGTAGGTTCACTTGTATCAAATGGTGCAAACGGTGGAGGTATTACCTACGCCGGTGGTGAAGAGTTTTGTCATGGCGATCCATCTTACAATGCGAACTACTTTTTCGCGTACGGAGGTAATGGAGGTAAAGCGGGAAGCTTCTCAAACAACTTCGGCGTAGGTGGCAATGGCGGCCAGGGTGGAAATAGTTTTAGCGGTGGCTGTCTTCAGCAGTATTATGGTTATTATGGTTCTTGGGCACCCGATCCTGCGATCGGGCCGGCACCCGATCCTACGATCGGGCCTGATGGGATAAACTACAACGCCGCCAGCGCCCAATTTCCAGGTGGTGGAGGCGGAGGAGAAGCATTTCCTGGCCAAGCTAACGTATACAATGGAGGCGCTGGAGCTAGAGGAGAAGTTTGGTTATATTGGTAAACAGATATCTGTTTACCGGTAAACAGATAATAAAAAAAGAAAAGGAAATATATGATAACTTACGAATGGTATTTTAGCGATTTAATGGTTAAGCCATCTGAAAATGGATTGACTGATGTTTTATACATCGTACACTGGCAGTTTAAAGGCACAGACAAGAACGGCGTCTTCGGAGATCAAAGAGGTTCTTGCCAGCTTCCTGCACCAGATCCAGCAAAGTTTTATCCATATTCGTCGCTCACAAAAGAAACAGTAGAAAAATGGGTTGAGAAAAGTATAGGTTATACTGCAATTTCAGCTTTTGAAAATGCTATTGCAGAACAAATTAAATTTCAAACAAATCCGCCCTTTATCAGAAAAGATGCACCATGGACTCTATAGAAGTTTAATCTTTTTTTTACATGATTTATACAGGAATTGATTATTCTCTCACATCACCTGCGGTGTGCGTTTACAACGACGCACACCCTTTTTCTTTTTACAATTGTCAGTTCTATGTAATGTCTGATAAGAAGTTAAAGTGTCAGTTACCTGTTAACATGTATTTCCAATCTCATCCTAAGTGGCACGACACGAACGAACGTTATCATAATATCGCTTCTTTCTTTATACCGAACATAGAATCCTCGAAAAAGATTTATATCGAGGACTACGCCTTTGCTGCTAAGGGTAAAGTGTTTCATATCGCCGAAAATACACAAGTTCTTCAGTACAATCTCTGGAAAAAGAACATTTATTATTCAAAGATTTCTCCTGCCACGCTAAAAAAGTTTGCTACTGGTAAAGGTAACGCCAACAAAGAAGCCATGTACGAATCTTTTAAGGAGCAAGAAACCGTTGACCTGAAATGGATTTTCGGGTTAAAGAAAACAGACTCACCGATTTCTGATATAGTTGACGCTTTTTTTCTTTGTAAATACGCTGTCTCTAATTTATAAATAGATATATGTCAGAAAATATGTCAGAAAAAAAATGTTGCCCTCCTGCAACAGCGAATGTAATGGTTCATGCTGAAAATCTAAATCGCGCGGTGATGAATACACAGATTTCGTTTGGGCCTAGAGATGTTACTGCATCAAATTCTCTATTCTGGGAAGAAAAGGCAACGCGGTGGGAAGTAACTACAGACGAAGCAAGAAAGAGAAGATGTACCTCTTGCGAACATTTTGATACATCCCCTGATACTAACAACTGTCTTGAGTCTGGTATCTTGTCTATGTTAATGAAATGCCGTCCCTGTGTTAAAGCTGGTAAAAAGGCATATTGTTCAAAACACAAATTTATTGCTACTGAATTCAGGGTATGTAACAACTGGGAATACAAAAAGTAAGGATCTCTATGAAATCATTTTCCGAATATTCCAATTCACTTTCCTATCACCTGGAAAACAAGATTCCTCTGTCTGAAAACGTATTCAGATATGGGTCTCAGTCTTACTTTGATCTTATTAATGAAGCCAGAGAATTACAGGAATTGTTAGATCTATCGGAGACTGACAGAGAAATCTTGGCTACTGATATCGGAACGTTTGGTATCTACAAAAGTAAAGAAGTTCCTCTGGACCTTCCGTTTATCGCTGAAGCTGAATACAAAGGCAAAGAAGTTGAGTTAAATAAACCAAAACGTGGCGGCAACAAAAAGTTCTATGTCTATGTAAAAAATAAAAACGGTAATGTCATCAAAATTGAGTTCGGTGATACCTCAGGACTAAAAGCTAAAATTAACGACCCAGAAGCTAGAAAGTCTTTTGCTGCTAGACACAAATGTGAATTAACAAAGGATAAGACAACTCCTGGATACTGGTCGTGTCGTTTGCCATGGTGGGCGAAAAGCTTGGGTTTAAGCGGCGGAGGGAATTTTTTCTGGTAATAAATAATATCATACTATGACATTTTTGGATACCAAACTAGAAGATTCCCTTTTTATACGCGAGTTCAACGAAGACGTTGATGTGACTGAGTTGTATTGGCACCGAGACAAACTAGACCGTGAAGTAGAAGTTCTAGAAGGCGAAGGTTGGAAGTTGCAGTTCGACAACCAGTTACCTTATGAACTAAAAGTAGGTGATGTTTGCTTTATCCCAGCAATGATTTTCCACCGATTGTGGAAGGGTAACAGTAAGTTAAAGTTAAAGATAAGAGAGAGCTAAATGTCCTTTACGCCATCTACATATGATCGTTCGTTGCAACCGTTATTTAAGATGACGTTTGACAAGATCCGGAACGTCACCTTTACTTCTTACTCGGTTAGTCTACCACCTGTTTCTTTGAACTCAGTTGTACACCCTACTCCTTTTCGTGATAGGCCAATCCCAGGTGACAAGCTTAACTTCGAGACTCTAACGTTAAACTACATCGTCCAAGAGAACCTAGCAAACTACAAAGAACTCTTGAACTGGATGAGTGGTCTTGGCAGAACAACAGACACCGAAGCCTATAGGTTATACAAGAATCAAAATCAGAATCAATATTCAGACGGTCAGTTAACTATTCTATCGAATAAGTACAACCCTATTGTAAAAGTTACTTTCGTTGATTGTTGGCCAACTTCACTTGGCGCTCTTTCTTACGACGCTCAAGCAACTGACGCAACAGTTGTGACTTCCGATGTCACATTCAACTATTCACACTTCACTATCGAGTCATTATAACAAAAATCTAAAAAGGACCAAAACAGAGATGGGAAAGATGTTGTCGTTCAAAAAGTTTAAAGCAATCTTACAAGAAGCAGAAGAGCTAGAAGAGGCGAATCTCGGTTCACACCCAGATAATTACCCTGAAGGTTCAGTTGTGCGCCTAAACAAACCCTTCGTCATCGGACCCTACAAAGAAGGAACTCTGTTCACGGTGTTATTCATTGGTCCTGAGAAAGATAAAAATATAACTCAAGTCTATCCTACCAAAGTCAGCACCACGAAAAAACCTGTTTGGATTGGGCTACAAGACGAATCTGGTGATAAGTTCCAAGTGATGTTATCTAAGTCTCTTGCAGATTCTTATTTCCTTAAAGGCAGTAAAACTCGAGGAGGAGAGACAACTTCCGTTATATTCGCGAATAAAGAGTTGACCCCAGATAGCTTGGGGTTCGCCGACAAGACCTTGACAAGCGACGGTATCATTTCTCTTCTTGAAACGAACAAAAAGCTAAAACCAGAAGAAAAGAAATTTTTGGTATACCTTGCTAAAACAGTCAACGGTAAGGGAAGTTCGTTCAATATTACCGTCCCAGAAAAATTCTTGAGTGAGTTGAACGTTATTTCAAAAGACTTCGGTGAGATCTTGAGTGCTATTTGGCTACTGAATAATGAAACAGGATTGACAAAAATCAAATTTCCAGATATTTCAAACTTACCTTTCATCGATCTCTATGGTGTCAGTAAGAAAACTCTGGAACCATATTCAGTTAAATCCGAAGGCGGATCGAAGGTTTCCATCGGTAATATTCTTGATAGCATCGACGATGTTATCAAGAACCCAACCAAAGCAACAGGGATTGAATTAAACTTCACAACCGAAGAATCAGAAATCATTTCTTCTTTGAGAAAAATCATATCCCTTTCGATGAAAGACGGGATGATTGAAGGCCACCGTATATTACAAACTGATGCGATTAAAGAGTTGTCTAAGGTGATGAACGTGCCTGTTGCGAAAATCACAAACAAGAAAATAGATGAATGGGCTAAAAATAAAACAGCGCAACAACTCAAAAAACAACTAAGTACTTTCTACACCAAGGCGAATTCTAGACCAACGGAGAAAATGTTTGAATCGGGTAGAGAACCAAATCGCCTGATTGTTGGTCCGCTAGGCGAATCCCTGAGGCGAGAACTCAATATCCGAAAACCCTATCTTGATGTACTAAATAAGATAGCAAATTTAGTTGAAGCCTCGCAAGTGAATATTTCGATCAAACCCAAAACGATAACGTTTTCTTTGGCCAAGTTCAGGGACGCTAAGTTCGTTTTTGGTTGGGCTGGTTACTCAGGCGGGAATAAACTTGGATTCATAAAAACCAAATCATAAGACTTTAAACAAAGTCTTCGTGATCGTAGCATCGAGTTAGCTCGATACCATTTAACTCGAATATATCTTTAAACGAAAAGAAATTAGGTCCGTGTGTCATTCGGGAATAGGTTAACTGTTCCCACACATGGACCATTTCGTGTGCCAGAATCGCAATAAAGAAATCGCGGCTAATGTATTCAGGAAGTAACTTTATCTTAAATCCTGTTATCTTTTTGTACTCGCAATAAGCCCACCACTTCATCGGAATCTCCCCGATATCAAAATCAATATAAGAAGATGGCGGTAGTTGGGAATTAAATATGGCTTTATTCAACTTCGTGTAGGCTGTTTTAGCACTTCGCTCAGTTGGCTTATAAGTCACATTCGTTCTCCCTAAAATTTCTTTTTACCAATAGAATATTTAGAGATCAATTCCCACTTGTCTTTTTCACCATACGACAAGATCTTGATTTTGTTATAGGGACAGAAGTTCTTTACCTGTTCCATATCAACAATCTTGCAAAGACCCCATTCGTTTAATAGCATCGCAATAGCATTTCTACGTTCTATATCAGAATCATCCATAGTAGACTTGCGTCCGTCAAGAGCAAACAACTCTTTAAAATGCACGATGTAATACTTGCTACGTTTGTGCAAGATATGACAGGACTGATATAATTTACGTTCTTTGTTAGAGGCGATACCAATTCTAGTCAGGGTTTCCTTTATTTTTAGAAAATTGTCCCTTGAATCTAGAGTTACCTCGACTAGCGATTCAATCATTTCTTAATTCCACCTTTATCCAAAATCTGTTTGATGTTCTTTAAATCATCTTTTGAAAGCAGGGGAAGTGCTTCTTTGGCTTTTGCAGTTGACAGACCATAATAATCTTTGATCAACTGGATCTCTTCAGGAAGCTTATATTTCAACCACGGAGAGAATCTACTCTTCTTCCGAACTGCGTTCAGAAGATATTTATACTGTAGTTTCTTATCTAGATCAGAACGCATATTCATTTCATTTGCGTGAAGGATCGTGTCTGGATAATACGAGAAGCATCTATTCACAACAAAGGGAGGGTAATCTGACTTGTTGTAATCGTCAATCAGATCCTCGTCCTTTGTAATGTTGATAGACTTAAGAATGTCTTTTAGCTCTGGCATGGTTTATTTAAATTGGCATTCAGCCATGATTAGGATAAACATCGCTGAAAGGTTTAATTCCATGTCTGCTACAAAACATGACTTGTGAGCATAATCAGCCAGAATAATAATCGCCTGAGGAACAGAAGCAGGTTCAAGATGATCCTCCAATGAATCAAACACAGTACGTATAATCTGTGTAGGATCATTATCTAGATTCTCATTTACCCACTTCCGCATCCCACCAAAGTCTTTGCTCTTTAGCGAGTTTACTAGATCTTTGATTGTTACATCTTCAATCGCCGCAAGGATACCAACGTCGATTTTTCCTCGCTGGGTTGAATAACGCTGTAACTCAGAGATAGTTTTACGAAAGTCTGGATAGAATTTCATAATAACTTCCGCAACAACCTTCTTGTCGAACTCAACACCCTCTTCTTGCAGAATATTAGAAATTCGCTTCATTAATTGCGCTGCTAGTTTGGGTTTCTGTGAAGAGGGAATGTTGAATTCGAACACGGTGCAACGCGAGATCAATGGATCAATAATCTTCATCTTAAAGTTGCAGGTAAGAATAAACCTACAATTAGAAGAAAACTCTTCCATGAAATTACGAAGCGCAGGTTGTACCGACTGGGCATTCATGTAGTCTGCCTCGTCAATAATAATAACCTTTAAGCCGCCTGAAAGAGAAACAGTTGACGCGAACGACTTTAATTTCTCTCGCAGAGTGTCAATGGTTCTACCCTCGTCAGAACCATTTATAACCATCACATCACAATTTAATTGATTACACACAGCCTTGGCGATTGTAGTTTTGCCCATCCCAGGCTTACCTGTCAGCAACATGTTCGGCAGATCATTTTTGTCAACAAACGCCTTAAACGATGCCTTGATATCGTCAGGCAAGATACAATTGTCAATCGTTTGCGGTCTGTGCTTTTCCGTCCATAATGTATTAACTTTCATAATATAGTATACCTTATCAAAACAACTAAGTCAATTAAATTGGTAAAACAGAGACTACACGAGAAGGTGCAGGGAAGATATCTTCACCGTTGAATTTTTTCTTCGGTGACTTAAATTTTGACCTAGAAGCAACAACAATCTCGGTGTTATCTTCGATAGAAGTTCCAACAAAAGGACCTCTTTTTTTAGTATTTAACTCAGAGTTACAACACCATTCTGCCTTACTAACAGGCTCTTTTCTCTTCTTTCGGAAGAAAGAAGAAGGGTCTTGTAAATTGGCTGTTTCGTGCGACCGAATATAAGTGTACTTCATCAGAACCTCTGGTTCACTCAAATGCATCCAAGTAGAAAAATCTATTTCTGGATAACAAATATGTACTGGGTATTGTCGTCCCTCGATATCTTTGTGCCAAGAGATCAACTTGTCTTCCTTTTGTAGTTCTTTTAGAACACAAAGAAATTTCCCGTACAAGGGATTATGTTCCTCGATCTTATAATTCTTTAGATGAGAAAAGTTTTGGTTAGGCATATATTAGAACTTTGAATCAGCCTCAATAGCAATGTAATACTTCACTGGGCGGTTCTTTGACTCGAATGTCGAAATACCCTTTGAAGAAATCTTTACTTCATAATCGTCTTGAATAAACTTCAGATTAGCGATCTTCATGAGAGCCTTGAAGTCACCCTTAGAAGTACCAGCAACATTAAAGATTGCAGAATTAGAGGTTGGATTAGACTTGTCAAGATCAGTGATAATAATTTTGCCGAGCTCGGAAGAGATGCAAACATCATCAACAGAAAGAACCTGAGAACATTTAATTACCTCCGTCAGAACAGTTGAAGTAAGTTCAAACGTGACTTCTGTGCTAGGAAGGTTTATGCGTTTGGTTGGAGTTAGCAGTTGAGAAATATCCGTGTACAGATACTTGATCTTATTATTCCCTGATATCAATTCGAGATGCTTTTCATCCAGAGTGACGTCAGGATCTTTGGTAATAGAAACACATCCTAGTAGTTTGCGTAAATCATAGATACCAAAGTCACGATCAAACGTAAAAGGAACAATAGCTTCAGCCATCATGGTTTTATTTTCTGACATTGTACGAATTTCGTTGCCTTTACGAACAACAATTGAATTGTTGATCTGAGAAAAGTTTGAGAGTACATCAAGTGTAAAAGAATCGAATTTTGACATAATTTTAGTTTATTACCTCTTTCAATAATTATTATACTATAATTTCTAACGTCCGTAAACTACTGGACTAATATTTAAATCAAAAAGTTCAGGGAAAGATTTGATGATAAACGAACTAGTAATCTTTGATGCTGGTAATTTCTTCTTGAGAATCCAGTTAAATAATAGTTCAGAATCATCAACATGCATTCCTTCAAGCATCTGAATCAATTTTGCTTTTTTGCGTTCGAACGGAATGTTAACTTCATCGCAAAGGACATAGATTCTACGACATTCTTTGTCGATATTCGTGTCAGTAATACCACGTTGATTGTTGAGTCGCTTCCATTTAACGTCTGAGAAATCGGGGAAGACAATCTTAGGGTTAAAGACACAAGCCAATAAAATGCGAATAGAAGGACGCATATGGGCTCGCAAAAATTCTGCTCGTTCCTTTACTGTGTCAATCAGATTCGCTTCCGCAAAAATTTCAGAAGGTGGTTTCACGTATGCCATTAAAATTCTCCATGTGCTGTAAGTAACAGTTTCAGCTTATTATTTATCAGGTAAGGATAAACCTTATCCTTTGATCCTGTCATCGGCTTCTTAAACTCTGCTAGAATCGCATCTGAAACCATATCAGGAATACAGTCAAAATCAATAAGAACCTTGTTGCGCTGATAGTTGGGATTTGTTTCCAACGCTTCGATAATCTTGTTTGTTACCCTACGCTGTCGTTTACCAGCGACAAAGGTGTCGTCTTCGGAAGCAATGTTAGGAACGCCGTCACCTGAGTCTCCGTAGATAATCTTTTCTCTGAGAAATTCTACAGAGTTTTCTTCGGTGATAAACTTCTTTTGAACAGGAGAGTATTGCTGGACGTTAGGGTACTTGAACAGCTGAACGAAATCGTGATCACCTGAAACGATAAGAACCTTCTCGGATTGACAATAGGCGCGAGTGAGAACAGCAATCACGTCGTCGGCTTCACAACGCGGAACGGCCACGAATTTGTAGGGGAAGACTTCGCGGATCTCGTCTTTGATCTTGTTGAGCGACTGGAAGATTACGTTCCAATCGTACAGAGAAGACTCCTGTGCCTTTTTGCGGTTTGCCTTGTAGTAAGGAAAGACGTCTTTGCGCCAGTAGTTGTAGGTGTCGTTGCATAAAACAATCTCACCAAACTCGTGGCCAAACTTAGTCTTGTAGGAACGAATAGAATTCAGAACCATGTGCCGCAGAAAGTTCTCTTCGACGTT